ATACAAGCTATAAAATGGGTAGAAGATAGAGAAAAAGAGCTAAAGAAGAGGAAAGACTATGAAGACAAAGTGAAGGAAAATCCAGAATATGGAAAGGGTGGAATACATGCAAATTTGTTCAAAAAACAACAAATAACAGGGCCAAGAGAAATATTTGTTTTAGATATATTATCAAGATTAGTAATTTTGTTTGTAGAGACAATATCCAGGATGATTTGCTATGAATTGCCATGGGAAATGTTAACCAAAGGAACTGAAAAAGTTAAAAGAACAGAAGAACATTATGCTAACTCTGAAGAGATCAAGAAGAATGTTCAGTCTGATGTTGATGTGACAGCAATAGATTCCTTAGACAAGACAACATGGTGTCAAAAATTTGTGATGCCACTGTTTGGATCTTTATTTTATGGAATATTGGACACTAAAGATGATTTTGAGAATTCAATATTTTTGCTCATATGTAGAGTTTTAAACTTAGTAGCCAATAAAAGACTCGAAATGCCCAAAAGCATGCTGCAAGATTTTTTGGATGCATCAAAAGTTGATATAAAATCTTTCTCAAAAATGACAAATCAGTTAAAATCTGAATTTAGAGGAGAATCAAAGAAGCATCAATTATCTATGACACATGAGACTGGTCTATTTAATATAAGCAACATGATGCAAGGTATTTTACATTACACTAGCTCTTTATTACACTCAGCCCATGCACTTAGCATGATGAAAGTATTCAAAAGAAAAACAACATAACTTTTAGAGCAAATGAACCCAGGTATGTTCGTATATTGTCCAGTTACATTCAAAGTTTCTTCGGATGACTCAACTTATTTACAAACAACAATAATCAAAACAATAAATAGAAAAGTGGAAGATGTCAATTTGGACAGACTAAAAGCTGCTTTTGTTTTAACATACAACTCTATCATTGAAGATAGGATGGCTAGACATAGCTGTATGTTTCTTTCTGATCCGAAAAGTACTAGGTGTAATTTCAATGGAATAGAAGAGTTTAATTCTTTATGGATGGTTCGAAACACTTTCATAAGTCCAACTATAAAGTTCCTGTATGCTTCTCTCAAACCTAAGGTCACAGCTGCTATGGAAGATAGGATAAGAACATTTGCTGAGCTCAGAAAACAAATAATGGAGAACTGTGGTTCTTTCTATATTATATCATTTGTCATGATATTGCAGTTTCTGATACATTATAGGCTACTTGGGTCCAGATCATCGGACATGTTTTCTTATTATAGATCATTGTTGACTCTGTTGAAGAATCCTTCTTTAGGATGGATAACTTTAGACTTAGCAAATTTTGGTGGAATGTTTAGTTATAATGTCAACTTATCGAATTTGTTGACAACTTCGAGAGAATGTCGATTATCTGCTGACTGGATATATAGAACTAGAGGAACTGCAGTGACAGAGGATGGAAAGCCTTCTATCAAGATAAGTTTAGTTATAGGTTCCAAGATCAGATGGAGAAAGTTTTTGTTAAATTTAGGTGTCCCAACGAATTATGAAAGAATAGCTGAGTCAAAGCCTTGGATGTTATTAAATAACAGTAAAACAACTTTAGAATAAGTTTTTAGAATATACAAGAAAGCATTGACACCTAGTTCTAGTGAAGCTTTCAGCTTTCAACCAGGAAGTAAAATGCATGCTGCATCTGTTTATATGTTAACTCACGCAAGTATGAGCAGGAGGGAGAAAATTGACAATGAATGGCAAAATAGATGGAGTTCTCTAATTTTCTTTTGTTATGAAGCCTGTATTGAAATTTACGGGAAAAATAACATATTTCGAATAAAAGGAAAAGATTCATACTTTGCTGATATATCCAAGACAACTGAGCC